TATTATACGTGAGATTGCTAAGAGCATGGACTTAGACCCTGACAAGGTGACTAACTCTATGGGTGATGCAGCTATACAAGCTGAAATACTAAAAGGTTTTCAAGCACCAGCGCCACAACCCACAGGCCCAGAAGGTCAGGGTGTACAGGACGTAGCAGATACTTCAGGAGGTGGAGGATCACAAATAGGTATGGGTACAGCGCCTCTACCAGATGAACAAGGATTTACAGGTAATGCACCTCAAGCAGTTGGTCAATGATAAAGAATGTTACGAACAGTTTCAAAAACATATAGATGAACTAATTAATATGAGACAACGTGCGTTGGAAACAGCTAATGAACCTCATGTTATACATAGACAACAAGGTGCTATAGACGTACTAAGAAAGTTAAAGCTATTGAGGGAGACAGTAAATGGCACTTGAAGAACAAATGAGTATGGACCTTGGAGATGTGCCAGATAATACAGTAGGTATAGATCCTGTGTCAGGTAATGAAATACCTTTAGGCTCAACAGCAGAAGAAGTTAGAGATGACATACCAGCTAATTTGAGTGAAAATGAAATGGTTATACCTGCTGATGTTGTTAAGTACTGGGGTGTAAAATTATTTGAAGACCTACGTGCTGAAGCTAAAATGGGTTATGCTCAGATGCAAGAAGATGGACGTATAGGTGGAGAGCCTATGGAAGAAGATATAGATATAGAAATCTCTATGGAGGACGTAGAGATGATTGATAGTCCAGATGCTGCAGAACCAGAGGATGCTTTCTTAGGTAAGTTCTTTGCTGGTATAAGAGAAGCTAATAAAAAACAAGTAGAAGAAAATAATAAGACTAGAGATAGGTCTTACAAGGCTATAAAAGCTAGAGCAAAAGCAAATAAAAACAAGCCAAAGAATAGAGCAGAAGCTCTTCTAGAAGCTATACGTAATAGAAGAAAGGGAGAAGACAATAATCGTAGGCCAAAACTAGAAAATAAACCTGCTACATCAGATACTAAGTCTGGTCCATCTATTGCAGAACAAATAAATTTTGGTGGTGACTACAGAGATAAAAAGAAAACTACAAAAAAACCAGCGCAAACAAAAGGTGCAGGAGAGGTTTCAAAAGCCTATACAGGTAAGGATGATAAACAAGACGTTCGTTATTACGACAAAGGCTTTGTTGAAAGATTTGTTGAGGGTTTAGGATTTGATGAGGGAGGACTTGCAGAAGAACCTTTTTACAGTCAAAAAGGAGGCTTTGATGTAGACGCTGCTACTGGTAATACTGGTGTTCAAGTAATAGAATATATGAATGATGAAGGACATAGAATATTTATCACCTTCATAGACGGTGTGGCTCAATCAGAAATACCTGAAGGGTATTACCCTGTAGGTGATCCTATAGATATTAATACTGTTGTAAACACAGGTGATTTAGAAACTGCTATAGGAGGCTCTACAGGGGGTTCTGATATGGGAGATCCTGGTAGTGGTGCTAACATGGATATGCCTGAAGGTATTAACTATAAAGAACTAACTATGGACGAATTAAAAGACATGGTAGATGATATGTCTTCGTTTGGTACTAAGCTTTCTAGTTTTAGCCTTATAACAAAAGCTATGATGAAACTATCTCACAACGCAACTAGAAAAGAACTAGAAAGAAGATTAGAAGATCCTAACACTACTGAAGTAGATAAGATAAGATTGCGTAATTTGTTAGAGTTAGCTAATAGAGAACAGCCTGGATTAATAGAAACTATAACAGATAAGTTAACAGGTAAAGAGTTTAGCAAGAAAGTAGACCAGATACCAAAACCAAAAACACCTGATGTAGACTATAGTGATCCTACACTAGCTCCAACTCCTTACACTCCTGATACGCAAGAGTCTTCAACTAAAACTACTCCAGGGGTAGACAAAACCGCTTCACAAATAATACAAGATAGTATTGATATAAAACGTATTGAAGATGAAATGAAATCTCAACCACGTCCAAGTTCTTTTTCAGGCTCTACTTACGATGAAGTACCAGAAGCAAGAGTACAACCTAAAGACTCTGGTCCTCCTACTGTTGCCACACCTACTGTTAGAGGTAATACTAGGCTTGAACAAGATGCTCAACGTAGAAGAGATAGACAAGAAGCTAATAAAAACATAACAGGATCTACTGCTAGAAAAACAGGTCTAGCAAGAAGTGCAACAAGAGGACTAGGCACTACAGACAAAAAAGGTGGAGCAGCACTTGACAGTCGATTTGGTATATCAGGACTGGACAAAGGCGGTATAGCAAGAAAGAAAAACAAAAAGAAAAAATCCAAATAACTATAAGGCTACTCAGCTACGGCTGACCCCAACATAAGGAGAAAACAAATGGCCGATACCGAAACCAATCCAATGGTAAAACCACCTATTCCAAAAGTAGTGATAGGTAGAAGTGGATACCTTACTAATGAAGAACGTATTAAGAAAGATGAAGCTGAACTAGAAGAAATGAAAAAGAAAGCTAGGGCAGCAGCAGGTATAACTGATGAAGAAGAAACCACTGAAGTTGAACCCGATGGCGAAGAGCCTAAAGCTGAACCAGTTCAGGCAGAGAGTGATACCAAACAAGAAGAGAAACCAGAAGCCAAAGCACAAGAAGATGACACTGAGCTAAGTGCTGAAGAGAAAAACTTTAAGAAACGTTATGGTGATCTACGCAGACATCAACAGGACAAAGAGAAAGAGTTTACTGCTAAGATAGAAGCATTAGAATCTCAACTTAGTAAGGCTGCTAAAAACGAACTAATACTTCCTAAAAGCGAAGAAGAATTAGAAAAGTTTCAAAAAGAAAATCCTGATGTTGCTGCTTTATTTCTTACTATGGCTAAGAAAGAATCTAAAGCTTCTGCTGAAGAACTAGAAAAAAGAATGGCAGAACTAGAAGAGTTACGCATAGACGCCAAAAAAGAAAAGGCAGAAGCAGAACTTGTCAAGATGCATCCTGACTTTATAGAGATTCGTCAAGACGATACGTTTCATAACTGGGCAGAAGAACAACCTAAGTGGGTACAAGATGCTTTGTATGAAAACGTAGATGATGCAAAATCTGTAGCACGTGTAATAGATTTATATAAAGTAGACAATGGTATTACTAATAAGAAGAAAGCTAAACCTTCAGAGAAAGCAGCAGCATCTTCAGTTAAGACAAAAAGTGCAGCAGCACCAGAGCCTGATGAGTCAGCTAAAATGGTTCGTGAGTCTGAAGTAGCTGCAATGTCTATGAAAGAATACGAGAAGCGTCAAGAAGAAATACTAGATGCTCAACGTAACGGAAACTTTATTTATGATATGTCAAGAAAGTAGTTGACATTCTAAGTATCATAGATAAAACTATAGCATATACACAACATTAGTGTGTATGCTTAACTCAAGCACTAGCCACACAAAAGAACTACCTCTAAGTATAGGCCCAGCGTCTAGAGAAAGCGCATTCTCAAAACATAGCTGACTACCCTAAAACAAAGAGCCTCTTCATCGTGGGTATGTAGTGTTAATTCAACGCCATATCTATATAAGGAGATTTAACTATGGCTATAGGAACCGCAGGTGGGGGTTTTGCTAATAATTTTAGCCCCATTATGTACTCAAAACAGGCACAAATTGCATTACGCAAAGCGTCTGTTGTAAGCGCTATCACCAACAATTCATACTTTGGTGACATCGCAAATCAAGGGGATGTTGTACGCATCCAAAAAGAACCAGATGTAACTGTAAACGCATTACAGCGTCACACAGGTATAACTGTAGAGAAACTAGCTGACACTGACTTTCAGTTAACCATCGACAAAGCTAACTACTTTGCTTTTAAAATGGATGACATTGAAGAGCAGTTCTCACATGTTGACTTCGTATCTTTAGCTGCAGACAGAGCAGCATATAAGATGGCTGACTCAATAGATGCTGACATTCTAATGTACATGACAGGTACTAACCCTGCCAATGGTCAGTATGCAACTACTGTATCAGGTACTGCACAGCACCCAACATCAGGTGAGATCAACGGTGAATTTTTGAAGGTTAACCAGTTAGACATGTCTGACTTGAGTAACATCACAACTTCAGCTTCAAGTTCTACAACTGGTGACTCAATCCCTCTATCACCTAGACTTCCAGGTGCAACTTCAAGAGGAACTACAACTGCATCACCATTGCAACTTATTGCAAGAATGGCTCGTCAGTTAGACACAGGAACTGTGGACTCACGTGGACGATACTTGGTTGTTGATCCAATCTTCATGGAAATGTTGAAAGATGAAGACTCACGTCTTTTAAATTCAGACTTCGGTGGAGGCGGTCTACAGAATGGATTGGTTGCAGGAAACATTCATGGCTTTAAAGTCTACGTTTCAAACAACCTACCTACAGACGGTACTGGACCAGGAACTTCTGGTGTAACTGCACAAGATGACAACTTCGGTATCATCCTAGCAGGTCAAGAAGAAGCTGTAGCAACTGCAGAGCAA